ATAACCTTGAAGATTTGCTTGCAGTCGTTGAGTTAAAGAAAAACGAAAGAGACTCAAAGTAAAAGGCTGCACCCTTCGGGGTGCGCCTAGGTGATCTAGAAAATATACCACATATATCAAACCTTGTCAAACCTCATATGAGGGTATTACGAACCTATCTAAAAATTTCCCAGAATTAGATTACGATGGTTTGAAAATTTTTCCCAGAACTTATACCATATCAAACCTTATTTGTCAAACCTTCATATCTAGGTGTATAATAAAGATATGAGCCCTAGACACTTTGCTAACTATGCTAAGAATGATCCTAAGCAATATCAATCATTTGCAGATAACATGTGGAATGGTTTTGTAACTGTTACTCATGCTATAGGTTTGAATAGATTCTTTACCTTTACCCCCGATTTTTTGCAGGGTCTAGATGGGGAAGCAATTGGCAAACAACTAGGAGAAGTATACAACCTAAAGATGACTGATAATCCTGTTAATGGAACCTTTGCCGATGGCGAAATTTCAGGGGATAAAGAATCATCTGATAACAAACCCCTATAAAGGTATTACGATCCACTCTAAAAAATTCGCTGAACTTTTTTAAACTTTTCCAAACCTTTATAAACTTTTTTAAGGTTTTATAAAAAGATTAAGATCCTTTCGCAAAAAATCGCTGAACTTTTTAGGGCATTTTCATGCATAAAAAGACTTGACAAACCATGGTTTTGCATGTATAATGCCCAAACCTTATATACTGGTTTGACAATATGTGAGGTTTGTGGTATAAGGGGATATGAGGATATGAGGTTTGAAGGTTTGGTATGTGAGGTTTGGAAAGCGGGGCATTACGAACGCCTTCTATAAAAGCGCTCCCTACTCCACTATCCTCCACTTCACTCCACTTGTACCCTATCTAATTAAACAATCAGTAACATTTATCTGTGGATAACTTGTGGATAACTATGACATTTTTAGCCTATTAACCTGTGGATAACTATCTAACCATCATGCTATACTTGATACATGAAACCTTTTCTCATTACAATGCTTGCACTATTTATCTTTCTAAACTACATGGCTTATCTACAACAAATCCGTATGGGATAAAACCAGGGGATCAAGATTCCTTTATAGCCTTATTGACCATACGGATCAACGCCCTACGGGTTATCTTTGAAGCATCAAAGGTCTCTGTGTATCCATTTTGAGGCATATCCGCCTTATCCAGAAAGTAACCATGTCTTTCCCTTAGTGTTTTTAGTACTATAGATTCTATCTTTCTTGCCTTATCCCGTTCGAAAAAATGCCAATACTTGATCAATATCCAACCCTTGGTCCTATGGCTTGCAAACCTTCTACCTGATATATCAGATATCCCTATCTTGACAGCCTTATGTAGTGGGCTATATAATATATATAAGACTGTTGATTCCATAGGATCATTATACTTGACATACCGTGGCGAATATGGGATACTTGCTATATGAAATCAAATAGAGAGGCAGCGCTAACTCGTAGAGATAAAGTTAAGCCAAGAAATGTCACAATGCCAAAAGAGGCAATGAAGATAGCCGTAAGATTAGAGACAGCACGAAACTATAAAGATAAAACAAGATATAACAATATACTAAAAAAGTTGGCTGATGAGTATCCAGACTATGCAGAGCATATAGAGTCTCTATATTGGAAATAAATGTACTCTAACTGTGGTACTTATGCTGGTTATCGCAAACATCATAACCATAAGACTAAACCTTGTCTTGAGTGTTTAAAAGCGTCCAGTGTATATAATAGATTACGATATGCCAAGAATAATCGTGCTCATGTAACTGCTAAGTATCGTGCATCAAACCTTGATAAGGTAAGAAATAGGGAACGATCTAAGAATAGGCGACGCAGAGCAAAGATTACGAACGACTATAATGAACTCCAGGTTATATCTGTCTATGGGATTGATTGCTACTTATGTGGATTAGAGATTGACTTTATGGCTCCCCGAAAATGTGGCGTAGAAGGTTGGGAGCAGGGTTTGCATATAGACCATTTGGTCCCTCTTGCAAAGGGTGGCTCAGATGCATTAGAAAATGTCAGACCAGCACATGGATTATGTAACTTAAGAAAATGGGCAAATGAAGGATAATAACCACTATTGCCCGTTTAGGGCATAGGAAGGTTTATAACTTCTATTTTGCGCCGAACTTTAAAGATTTTTATATAGTGTATAATGGTTATATGGCATACATAGTTAACGGAAAATCGGTTGGAAATGACCCAGCGACAATTGAGCGAAATGACTCATACATAGAGTTTTTTAATAGGGTTGGAGACTCTTCTGAAAACATCAGGGTTGTTAATAATTTTTTAACAAAAGAAGAAGTCGACCACCTTATGCTTGATATAGATAGCAGGCCATACCTTAGTTTTGTATCGCAAAAAGATCATCATGGAAACCCACTAACATATATGAACAAGTTTAACGGAATTCCAGACACACACAATATTGTAGATAGGTGCAAGGAAGCAATATCTACATTTTATGGAATTGAAAAAGAAAAGATTTCTGTAAAGCAAGACTCCCTTAGTGTTGTAAAGTGGGACGCTGGATCTTATTTAAACCTACATGTTGATGATTTAGGATATGTTACTGACAACCACTTACCAGTCCATATCTATCTTAATGAGGACTATGAAGGTGGGGAGATTAAGTTTGTTACCCATGGACTATCCTTTAAGCCAAATGTTGGAGACTTTATTGTTTTCCCAGGAAATATGCATTACCCACACGAAGTAACAAAGATTTTATCTGGAACCAGATATACACTACCTATTTGGTTTTCAATACTATAAAAATGGAAAACAACATAAAGAAAAGAAAACTTTTGGATGGCTCTGAAGTAAATGATTACGATCATCCCATAGATTTAATACTTCATACCAAGGCTCCTGGAAAATGGAAACTAATTGATCTTGAGACTGGTCAAGAGTATCTTGGTTCTGAGATATCTCATGAAACATTTGGAGAACTTTTAAGAAGTAAGGTAGCAAAATCCAAAATAGGTTCTTGGTTTAAAACAAAAGGAAGAGTAACTAATAATGGATAATAAAAACAAAAAGATCACATTCCACTGGATGTGGAGAAGACATTGGCAGATAACTGACAGCATTGAGCACTTAGACCTTAACGGAATTATGCAGATGGCAAAAGAGTTAGATGGTGCGGGTGTAAAGTCTGTTTTGCTTCCATATGGTCCAGGAGGTATAGACTTTTCCTTAGTTATTAAAGATGCACTAAATGCAACAGATCAGTTGATTATGACTATTGCTTTGCCTGCATATGGTGTAAGCCCAGACTATGCTGCTAAAGTTTGTGAGACACTAAATCGTTTTGCCCCTGGAAGAATTGGTGTAAACCTTGTTGCTGGAAGGTGGGGAGATGAAGGCAATGGTCATTCTGAAAAGTTAGTTATAGATCATTATATGCATGACCCATCACTGATAGATACCCTTGAAAAAAGAGTAGGTATTTCTGCAGTTTGGATGGATAAGGTGATGGCTTTAATGCAAAACCATCAGCACAAGACTCATATGGCAGTTGTTGGCTCATCAGACACAACAATTGGAATAGCAAACAAGCATTGTGAGTACATCTATGTTGATGATAATTTATTGCAAAAGGATCAATTTAAAAAGATTGATCTTAATCGAGTGAAGCCAATCCTCATTATTGATCCACTCATCATGAATCATCCAGATGATGAAAAAAATGTTAAGTATGATAAAAATGCAGCACCAAGAAATCAGCACCATCACGTAAAGGGATCAATGGTAGATGTTGTTAGAGAAATAAGAGAACTATCAAAAAGATTTGAGATATATGACTTTATGATCCATACCGATCAAGAAGATATTAGCAAGTTGCTACAATTAGTAAAAGATTTTGACAGTATCGTTGTGCCTGAATCGAACATAGAAAAAGTTAGAAATGCTGTAATATCTGAACTAACCATACAAAACTTTACTAAAATGGGTGGCGGACCAAACAACATAAAAATATTTAAAAATTATCTAAGTAAAGATGAATGTAGTAATATTATAGAATTAATTAATAAAACAGAAACAAGCAACAATAGGCTTCTCCAATCAGATCCTTATGGAAATCCTACACTTTCTTTGTTATATTATGACTCGCTCAACTATTCAGAAAGATATTTTGAAGGAGTAAAGGGCTTAATAGAAAAAGAGTATGATGTAAAACTAAAACCAAGAAATTCAAGGTTTGCACAATGGGTACATAATAATAGCAATATGATAAGCATAGATGATATGGGCTCTAAAGATTCAAATCATATGGCTGGATGGGTATACTTAAATGATGATTACGATGGTGGAGAGTTATCCTTTATTCATCAGAATATGTCTATTAAGCCGAATGCTGGGGATCTTATTTTATTCCCTGGAAATCCTCACTATTGGTACAATGTAGAGGCTGCTGCTGGATCAAGGTATATAATGCCTATCTGGTTTGATTTTGTTTAATGGTATAATAAGTAAATGAATAAAAATAAATGCTTTTTTTGTGAAAAAGAAGCAACCCACTATGATGTAGTAGTTGATCATTCTGACTTTATTGTCGCTGACGTATGCCTAATTCATCTTTCTATAGGGTTAGTTTCATAAAATGAATAGTAATACACCGCACCTATTAACATATCCAAGAAGCGGTTCACACTATCTTGATAGACTTATTTATAAAAAAGCAAACTTTCATATAGAAAGGTCTCATGCAGTAAACCACTCATTTAATAAAAATAATGAAAAAATAAAAAGAATAGTGACAGTAGCAAGAGATCCAAAAGAAAGCATTATCTCTTATATAGCATTGGAAAAGCATATATCTCCACTGAGTTCTCCGAGACTTAATGAAATGATAACAGAATACATATTGTTATATAATTTTTTATATGAGCATGCAGACTATGTTATAGACTATAGGGATCTTGTAGATCGTCCAGACACAATAACCGAAAAGTTACTGGAAGTTTTAGAAATAAACGAAGAAAATTCTCATCGTTTTTTGACAAACATCAACTACGACTCTAAAAATTACGTTCAATCAAGCAAAGATTTAGAAGTATACAAAAGCATTAATTTAGATAATGTTAATCTCAACCTGTGTTATTTTTATTACAATAAACTTTTAGAAAAAAAGATTACAATTTAGTGTTATGTTGGGAACTCCAATTAAGGAAAACATTACTTGGGCACCACCTGCAGTGTGTCTTATAACATATCCAAGGTCTGGATCAAACTACTTTGCAGAATATTTTAATCAATTAACTGGAACACATATTCCAAGATCTCACGACGTGGAATATTCTAGAGGAAGGAAAATTATAACAATAGTCAGAAACCCTATCGACTGTATGGCATCCAGAGTAGCGATGATATGTCAAACAGAAAACATTACAAATTTTTCTGATTTGCCAGATGTTTTAGGTAAAGACATTGAAGACTATTCAGGGTTTTATAATAAAATAATTTTAGAGGCAGACATTTTTATTGATTATGAAAAATTTATAAAAAATACTAAAGAAGTTATGTCTACAACATTAGACAAACTAAATATTTCATACAAAATGACTGACTATATACAAACACTTGATAAGGTAAAGGGGTATCTAATTTCAAGCAAAGACACAGAATTATACAATTCAATAAGAGATCATTATGAAAAACAAGATAATACATCATTATTTGATCTATACAACAAGGCTTTAAGACTATGTAATATTTAAACAAAACTTGCACAAAACTCTACTTTAAGGTATACTGAATATATGGAACAATGGATTAACGACTATGCCTCATGGGTGCTTGCCTTAAGTGGCGTTGCTGCTATTTACTTTGTTGGCAGAAAACAGATATGGGCATGGATCTGGGCTACCTTTAATGAGGCTATGTGGATTTACTATGCTTTAGTGACCAAGCAGTATGGCTTTATCTTTGCTGCTATCGCTTATTCTGTTGTTTACATCAAATCATACAGACATTGGAAAGACTTAGAGTCAGATAGGTTATCTTGGCATAAATTCCTTGGTTTAGTTTGGTCCCGTCGATGATTAACATGGAGATTCCTGATCCTTTCCAAACCTTTGTAGCCAAGAAGTATGCCAACGCTAAGGGTTATGTACATGACTTCTTTACTGGGGAGTGGTCTTATAGGTGTAGTGCTTGTAAAGATGATCTTTATGCTCCATCCCGCAAAATTATGACAAAGATTAGATTGTTTCATACACGCAATGAGTGCTTAGGAGGATGGTAATGGAATTAGGACAAATGCTACTTAGTAATACTCCGTCACAATCAGAAGAGGCTAATTGGGCTACAGAAGGTCTTAACTTAATTGCAGAGGTTATTGCTGAACACCGTGGATATTCTCACGGTAAATATGGCTATGCAAACCTTCTAACATCAAACTCTGGTGATCCAGAATTTATCAATGATGTATTTGAGATGCGTCCTTATTGCTGGTGTGATTCAGGTTGGGGAGAGTATGAAGGTCCTCATCCAGATGGTTGTGCACCCAACTTTGTGTACAAGAAAAATGGTTTAGTTATTACTTGGTACAAGCATGCCAATCGTGGCATAACTGCAAATATGAAATATCCAGGGGCTAAGAATTGGGCTAAGGCTGTTATGACATGTATTGAGAGTATTAAGTAATGCCTATTTATGTTCCTATTTATGTTAATCAGACCTTAATTACAACATACACCATTGGAAGAGTTTCAGGTGATACAAACCCTGACTCTATCAATACTTATTTAATTACAGAAGAAGGTTTTTCTTGGGAGACTGGTCAAATGTTTAATCATAGGTACGGAGATAGCATAGAGACTTGCGTAACTAAGGGTCTTAGTGCTATGATGGATACATGAAAATAGGACCATATACACTACGCAAACCTTGGGTTAAGTATGAAACCTTAGAGTTAGACATTGAAGAGCAATTGATGAGAGCAGTAATGAACTCAATTAGATCAGATATTGTGGCAGATATTATTTCTTTAGATCTTTGTGATATAGATTGTGATGTGATTCACTACCTTGAAAAAACGGCACGAGCATGAGATACTTTACAAAGGGTTGGTTAAAAGGTGGTGTCTGTGATGGCTGGGGTTTTGCAATTGAGTTCTACCCAAGGGAAAGATCGCTAAGCATTACTTTTATACATTGGTATTTGATTATTGAGAAGGATTACACATGAGCGATGCATTAACTATTTATATATCCCGCCAACAATTTGGCTGGGAGTCTGATATTTGGCGTGGAGACGAGCAATTAGGTGGATGCACTGCTCCAACCTTTGCAGGTGTATTTGACTTAACATATGAAATAGTAGCAGACAGTGACCCAGTATGGACTGACTTTAATGCAAACGAGGACCTATGACACACGATGAATTGTTGGCAAAGATAGATAATTTTGAACCTGATTACGAATTAGATTCTGTTAATTCAATGAACGCCCTTTATGCAGTAGTCCAGTTACATAAGCCAGTTATGCAATGGAGTGGTGGGTATGATGCAGAAGAAAATCCATTATATGCAGAACAGTGCAGTGATTGTTCAGGCAATGGTTTTACACAAGAATATCCATGCCCAACTATTCAGGCTATTGAGAAGGAGTTAATATGATAATTAAAATATTATGGGTCATCTGTTCGTTGATTGTATTTAGGTACACACTAAAGAATATGATTAAAGAAGAACTAAAAACTTTTGGCGGGATAGACGGAATCTTATTAGGACTATTCATTGTAATCTCTACAATAATTGCTGCAGCAGGACCTATTGCAATAGTGGCATTCCTTGTGTATAATGGACTTAAAGGAATTGCCAACGGTATTAGCGAAGGGTATCAAAATGAACGAAGCAGAGTTTGACCAAGAGTTTAATTTAGAAGACATTACGAACGCCATAGTTAATCAGGCTAAGGCTGATGTTAAGTCTAAGTTTGGTAATAAGAAACGCCATAGACAATGATCTGTCCTACCTGCAAGATGGATAAAGAAAACATTAACTACTGGGATACTCATCAAACTATGAGTGATTACAAGGTGTGGTGTACAAAATGAGTAAGTTTATGAATCTTTATCTTAAAGATGTTTATGATAAGTTATACAAGAGAGCAAATGCTTTTGATATTATTACATCAAAACTAGAAGAACTAAATCGCCCAGTAACAATTATTGAAACTGGATGCTCAAGATATGCGGATAGTTGGTATGGAGATGGCAACTCTACAGTCGTTTGGGACAACTTTGTTAATATTTTTGGTGGAAATGTTTATTCTGTAGACATTGATCCCGTCGCTACAGCACATGCTAAAATTCTGGTAAGTAAAAAAACAATAATAGAAACGTCAGACTCTGTTGAGTGGCTAAAGAAACTAAATTTAAAAGCAGATCTGCTGTATTTAGACTCTTATGACATAGACTGGAACAATCCAGATCCATCTATGAAACATCATGCAAAAGAACTTAATGCTTCTTTACATTTGCTTTCTATTGGGTCCATAGTTGCAGTAGATGACAACCTACCAAATGTTGGTAAAGGATATATAGTTGAATCTGTTGCCCTTGCTTTGGGGTGGACACCTATTGTAAATGAATACATTAAAGCGTGGGTAGTTACATGACAAGAGAACCTAAGATTACGAAGATGGACTGGAGAGCCTTGGGCTACTGGCCTGTATATAAGGATGGAAAGAAAGTATGGGAGAAAGATGATAAAGCATCAAAAGACTAATGTACTTCCTCTTAGATGGATAGGAAATATCTGTGGAGAATATGCTGGTAATCATTTAGTTAAGTGTTTTAATTATGATGAAGAGGGTAAGTTGGGGTTTCGTTATAAATACCACGCAAAAATGTGGAACTATCTTAATAAGCCATATGAGCGTTGGGGAACATATTATATGGTTGACAAAACTAAATGGTAAAGGTATAATTATAGTATGAGTATAGATGAAATGGCATTAAGAGAAGAGATTGCAAGGTCTATTGAGGCTTTGCCAATTGAAGATTCTGTTACTAATGCTCTTGGTATGCGTATCCTTGCAGCAAAAGTTGCAAGAGGAAATAGCAATTATATGAGTAGTTTATTTGAGAGACAGGTGGATTTTGAATGATTAGTTTATTCTTTTTAATACCAGCATTTATTGCAGGTTACGTAGCATGTTACTTTATTATGACATACAGGGTTAACCAAGATTAAGCCTACAGCACACATCTACGATGTCGATGGAACATTGGCCAATGTAGATCCTTACCTTCACTATGTTCGTGGCTCTAATAGGGACTATGAGGCTTTTCATGAGGCTTCTATTGATGCCCTGCCAAACATAGATGTAGTTGAGATGCTTAATAATTCTGTCAGTGATGGACACTCTATTTTAGTGGTGACATCTCGCAAAGAAAAATATCGTGGTCTAACATCTATGTGGCTTGCTAAAAATAATATTAGATCTCATGGTTTATTTATGAGGTCAGACGATGATAACAGGCCAGACTATGAAGTAAAAAAAGACATTCTTGATAAAATAAATAATCTCTGGAATGTTGTTTATGCTGTTGATGATAATCCAAATGTAATAAGGCTGTGGGAAGACAACGGAATTCCTACAACAAAAATAGGAACATGGGATGGAGTTAAGGAATAGTTTCCTACAGTTTCTTAATTGTTGCGTTGATCAATTTGACTAATTCTATCTATTATTTTTGAATTTACATTTTCCCAACTAAAACTTTTATGAGCATTAATACCATTTTCATATGCAACATCTATTAAATGTTTGTAATTTTCTATCCATGTAAATATAGATTTTTTAATATTTTCAACTGATGGATTGTACATTTTACCTGGATGAATTTCTTGCCATTTTGATTCTTCTAATTCAGAATAAATTGGAACAGTAATTAGATCTTTATACTCTGACCAACCTGTAGTAGATATTACAGGAAGTCCAGTTCCTATAGCCTCAAGACCAACAAATCCAAAACCTTCTCCACTTGTTGGGTATATTAGTGCATCTGACATATAAAAAAGTTCTTTCATTTGTTCTTTAGTATATACAGACTCTATGGTTATTATTCCTGGATGCTTAATAACAGCGCCAGGCCTTTTTCTTTTTATTATTAGCCTATGAGTATCTTCAATATTCATACCTTTGTAAGCCTCAACCACAAGGTTTTCATTGGATCTTAATTCATCACCTATAAAAAGTAGGGTTTTTATATTTTTTTCTTTTCTTTTAACTGTTACGTATTCTTCATCGAGGCCGTGATTAAAAATGTAAACTGGTTTTTCTGTATAACCTTTATAAACTTCTGCTATAAATTTTGATGCTGTCCATACCTCGTCTACTGAGTTTAATGAGCGTACCCAATGATCTGGAATTCTTGTAGATTCCCAAGTAGTAAAGCCTATCCTGTATGAATCTTTGATATTAAACTCATATTCTGGTATATTTAGACAAATTTCTATGTTAGTGTTAGTTTCTATCTTTTCAATAGAATTAATAACATTTTTAGAAACTTTTCCATATCCAAATTCTTCATTGTCTTTTGTTTTAAAAACTCCTGTTAAGTTAAGCATTTAAACTTTTCCTGTCAAATCAATAACTATATATATAAAGATTAAACTCATATAAAATTATATCACATAGAACAATGATCTTATCTACACATTGGTTTGACTTAACCCAGAAAGAATGATATGATTAGTCTATGAGCAAACGAATTAAGAAAATCTATAAATGCAGTGAGTGTGAAACTGTGATTACTATTGTAACCAAGGTTCACGAACTTCCAGAGTCCATCATCTGTCCTTGCGACAACGTAGCAGAAAATCAAGGTGTAAAGTGAAAAAGTCTAACAACAAAGTATCTCAGCATAAGATAAAGAGAGCAAATAAAAATAAGAAGAGAACTCAGGCTAAGCCACAACTATCAAGGTTTGAGCGCAAGCAGGCTTTCCTAAGAGAGCAGATTCTTCTTCATTCATTACAACATTCATCTCAAAACTCTTAGGGTGCCGTCATGGTAGATTACGATAAGTTAAAAAAAATCCCAGATGAACTAAAGCATGTAATTATTAAAGAGCATATGAAAACCTACTATCATTGGACTGTTGGTATTCTTTGCTTTCTAATTGGAACATTCTTTGGATTACTAATTAAATAAGGACTAGCACCAGTAGCCAAGTTGGTTAAGGCACCGAACTCATAATTCGGCTATTCGTAGGTTCAAGTCCTACCTGGTGTACTACACATCTGTAACTCAGTTGGTTAGAGTACCTGCCTTATATGCAGAGAGCCGAAGGTTCAAGTCCTTCCAGATGTACTGTGTCTCCATCGTCTAGTGGCCTAGGACTCTGCCCTTTCACGGCAGCAACACGGATTCGAATTCCGTTGGAGATACCATACCCCTGTAACTCAGCGGAAGAGTAGCGGACTTCTAATCCGTTTGTCGCAGGTTCGATTCCTGCCAGGGGTACAACGACATAAACATGTTATACTTTTCTTATGGAAAAACAAATAACATGCATGCATCTGTGGAAGTCTTGGCAGCAATCTTCACCAGAAAACCCTCTGGTACTGACTGCACAATCTCGTATATCAAACTATACAAAACAAGACTGGGAGGATATGGTTTTAGATGCAAAAGAAATAATGCAAGAAATGGCAAACCTTATAATAAACAATATAGACATTAATGATGATCGCTCAAAACAAGCAGCAATAAGATTGTCTGATCATACAACAAAGTTCTTTTTTCCTTTAGATAAAAACTATGCTTTTAGTTTAAGACATGCAATTATAAATAATGATGATTACAGTAATTTTTTTAATCAGTTTCATGAAGGCTTGGCAGATAAGGTAGTAGAACTAATAAGCAAGTACGTACATACCATAAAATAATTATTTTTTAGGATGCTTGACTTCGTATGGTGCAATCTTAGACTTAATACGACCATCTTTATATAATCTAACAATCCATCCATCTTTAATCTGAATAGGATTGAATGCTGCTGCTTTTTTCTTTGGCATAATTATTCCTTAAATAGGTTAGTAACTCTTGTTTGCTTTGAGTAATCTTTTGCTGAAAAGAATATTGATTCATTCTTGGCTACTGGGACACAGTTAGGAACTGGATTACCGTCTGCTCCTGGCTTCATACCACGCATAACATAACCTTCCCAACATGGATCAGCCTTGCCGATTGAGGAATCGTACATAGCCATACCAACCTCTGAATCATTTTCTGATTCTTTTTTTCCAGAACATACTGGACAGTCTACATTTAGTTGTTTACAGGTTTCGCAGTCGCGTCCTTGATAGGTGCTTGTTGGCATCATTGAATCATCTTTGATCATATAACTATTATAGCATGCCCTATGCTATGCCTTTGAAATTTCTGGATCATCAGAAAAGGCTATGCTGACTGAATGTCTTGGACACATCGACTCAACGCTATGAATTACGCCTTTTGGTATGTACGCCATGTCACCAGGACTTAACAATACTTCATAGTTTAGTTCTTTATTGTCATGAAAAACTTTCCATAGGCTTTGTCCGCTACCCTGAATAAAAAACCTGTCTTCTTTATCTGAATGAACCGTAGGATCCCATGCCTCTGCTGGCCATCCATCCATACCGTCATCCCTAATTGTAAGTTCTTCTGGAATTTTTTTAGGATTATCAACAGTAAATTTTGAAAAAAGGTTTACTAAATTTTTATCTGTCATTTTATTATTATTTTTATTTATAAAATGAATTATAATCATTGAAAAACGAAATTTTCCTTGATGGTATAAAGAAATATCTGATATTGCTTTAATGTAATATTTTAAAATCCTTGGGTCATTTTCAATTACCATTGTGCCGAAAGAGTTATAGTCTAAAGCATTATCTTCTTTTACAGCATCATACAGGCGATCTATATCCTCCCAAGAAGGAAAGTCTTTGTAAGAGTCTTTTATAACAAAAAGTTTTCTTTCTTTTGTGGCGTTTATTAGGTCTTGCTTAGTAATTAAGGTCATATAAAATTATAGCATATTGTTAGCCAATTAATCGATTATGAGTTCTTATTCTATGGCAGTTAGCACAAACCACCTCACACTTTTCAATTTCTTTTTTTATAGCCTTCCACGAAAACCCATCATGGATCATCCGTGACACATTGTACTTCTTATCTCTTATGTGGTCAAAATCAAGGATAATATGATTATTGATTCCACAGTCTACACAGCCAGAATCTTCTTTTATCTTAGCAAGCATCTTCTTATACTGCTGCTTATTATAACTTTCCAACTCTTTGTCAGTCATTAATATTATTATACCGCCAAATGTTAGGTCCCACACAAGCAATTCACCTGACTTGCGCCACGGTCTCTATCCAATGGGTAACTAATCCATCACTAAGGTCCTGTGTGGGACAACTATATTGTAGCATAAGAAA